ACGCCTAAGATCATAATGCATCTTGCATAAATCCTTACAGTAATAAACATTGCCACAATTCTCAATAGTACAATTCAACATACTTTTCTCCTTCTATTATTACTATAACATAGGAATGCCTATTTTACAACAAAAAAGAACCCTCTATTGCTAGAGGGCTCAAAAGAACTAACTACGCGGAAAGATTGACGAAAGCGTTCCAGCCGGGAGCATTACAACTGAGATTTGCATAATATGCAACTCGTACTTCTCCAGCATCAGCATTATAGACACGCAACATTTCTAGCCCATCACCGTATCTCAAAATTTGGGGTGCATCTCCGAGAGATTCTAGGCACCAGCTCTTCATTGTTAACAAGTAACAGGTGAAGCTAGGGCAGTTACGATCAGGGAAACACTTGATCATGCTGTTAGCACCGTTAACCATGATTCCACGGAAAGCGATGTCAGCAGGGCCTTTGCTGTCAACATACACAACTTTGGCACCAAGAGATTTCTCAAGAGCGCTATAAGAAGCATAGGACATAATAGCAACGTCAGGTTTTCCACCTTCACGAGCTAAAAGGCTTGAAGAGTCAATGAGGGCTTCTTCGATAGGTTGTGCACTGCCGTTATACAAAACACCGGCTAAGCGGGTCGTGTCTACCGAGCGGTCAACGCCGAAGAAGTTGTCGCCAGTTACAGGTGCTACTGAAGGAATCCAAGCAGCAAGACCAGAGATCTTACTATTGCTATCACCTTGTACTAACAAGAATTGATTAGCGGCCCATGCAGCAGGGGTAGCAGCAACGCCACCGTAGGTAGCAGATACTGTAACAGTTCCTAATGAACGGTTAAGAGCGATTACATAACCAAGAGCGGCACCGGGAGTTCCACCATCAGTTGCGGATTCTTGAAGAACCATGTTCTTTTCGAATTGCACTACTGAGTTAGGATCAGCTAGGACGATAACGCCACTGGTAATAGAACCAATTTGTCCAATGCTACCAGTTCCAGATCTGAACATAGCTGATGCTAAGGATAGGGTAATGGAGGAAATTGCACCATCGATAAGGACCTTGGAACCTTCTAGGAAGGACATTTTGTCTGTTCTGGAAGCTAACATGGTTTGGTTATCGATTTGGGCAATGGAGTAATCACTAACGCGTTTCAAAAAGAAAGATTCAATTTGAGCGGGTGATTGATTTGTTTGAGCGTTCGTGAAATTCGATGAACGACCTTGCGAAGCGCCAGTGATGATTGGGATCGGTTTGTATTTACCGCCGAAGTCGGTATTTTTTCTAACCATGGCCAAAAAAGGATTATCATTATAAACCAAGTTTTCAATTGTTTGGTTGTCATATAATTCTTTTAGGGCCGCGTTCATTGCGGGGAGGTCTAATGTTTGTGCCATATAAGTAAAGTCCTAAAATAAGTTAAAGAATACAATTTGCTGATATAATAAGTTTGCGACAGGTTCTCATAACTTCGAAGAACTAACTTAAGGGAACATTTGCTACATAAGACTGCTGATCTGATTAGTCTTTACTCAAAAAGTATCAGTTTGCTACTAGCTGTCTATTACTATGGAATGTGATTGAAGATACATGATAGCCGCCTGTAAAGACTTCACGCTATCTCGAAAACTACCCAAACCGGGATTACAGTAATTACATAACAATCCCCGTATCTTACCTGTGGTATGACAGTGGTCTATAGCAAGAGCACGAGTAAGCAAATCCTCATGAATGCCACATATGGCACAGCGACCTTCCTGAGCTTTCAAAAGAATCTCATAATCTTCCAAGGTAATCCCATACTTAAGTTTCATCTGAGAATTTCTGGCTTCTAGTTTTCTGTTCTTTATTTTGAGTTGTCGCGCTCTTTCTTTAGCGGCATATTTGTTACTCTTTTTATGACACACCTCTGGATTAGCTTTTTGATAAAGAGCACCCTCTTCCAAAATACACTCTTTACATTTCCCTGTACGTTGATCTCTAGGACTCTTGTGAAAGTAAAATTCCTCCAATGGTTTAATGATAAGACACTTTTTGCAGTATTTTTTATCCATTTGATTTCTCCAGGTAAAAGTAATTCAACTGACCTATATAAACATGGAATTTGATTGACCCTGTATTAGTAAACCTAAAAATACAAATGCGGGCATAGGCACTCAATTTTGCTGGGAAATTTGAAATCGATCCATGCATCCAGGTAAAAAGTAACAAACTATCTAATAAATTAGAAAACTATAAATAATATTATCTCTTTTTACTAAGTATACTTCTACAACAGCGTAATCATTATGTAATAGTAAACGTAGAAGTAAAATTTATAGAGGTAAAATGCTTGGATTTTAGCTCGTAATCAAATCTAAAGCATCTGACGATTTTACTGACCGGGCGGTAGGTACCTCTTCTACCGCTAAATTGCTTACTATAACCAATCTAAAGGCAAAGGAGCACCCTACCGATCGGTCAAAATCCATGTAAAACTTCCCCAAATTTTTCGTGCTATGCCCTTTTATAAAGACGGTGGGGGCATATAGGGACTCATTAGATAATAGCTATTATAAAAAGAGGTTTAGTTAAGCAGCTTTGTGGGGTATGACCGCTTTGTGGTCTATGTAATAGGCTATATCCTATATCTTCCCATAGCCTATCTAGGGCTCTCCTATCTTTATCAAGGAGGGTTCTCATCTACTTCACCCTCCTTCTAGCATATAATTATTGGTGACTTTGGAGATCAATACAGATTTATATTGACTTTGAGCTAAAGTTTTCTTAGAATGAACCGATTAGTTGCTATAACAAAGGAGTTTGATATGAAAACAGCTATTTACATGCGAGTTTCGACCGACAAACAGTCTACAGAGATGCAAGAACGAGAGATTTCTATGTTTCTCGCTTCCAAAGGCATTATAAACGCGGAAATCTATAAAGACGAAGGAGAATCCGGAAAAAAGACATCCAGACCAGCCCTTAACAGGCTTTTAAACGACTGTAAACAGGGCAACGTGAAGACTTTAATCGTATGGAAGCTGGATCGACTCTTTCGAAGTCTCGTCGACCTTATAACCCATTTAAAGCAGTTTCAGAAGCAAGGCATTGTTTTTATCTCTTTAAAGGAAAACATAGATCTCTCAACTCCAATGGGCGTTCTCATGATGCAAATACTTGGTGCCTTTGGGGAGTTTGAACGGGAAATGATAGTGCAACGAGTCAAGGCTGGCCTAGCAAACGCAAAAGCCAAAGGCAAACAATTAGGCAAACCAACAAAGATCCCAATGGAACTCCAACAACAAGTTGTCACATTAAAAGTATCAGGGCAAAGCTATGCGCAGGTATCTATGGTGACCGGACTCAAAATACCCGCAATACAGCGTATATTACAACGACACCGTGTCTATAAAGTTACAAATAATAACGCGTAGTTGCAAAAAGCGCCCATAAGTTTTACGGTGCAATTCCCTTCCTCTCCCATTTAATTGGAGTTAAAGCATGGCACGGCTCATGCATTAGTAATAAGTAACTTCGCAGAAACAAAGTTTCGAGAAATGAAAGTTGAGGTAAGTATGAAAAAACAAGAGCTAGAATTTAGAATATATGATAACGGTGGCAAGACTTTAGATAGGTATACAGTTGTTTATATGTTTGAAGTTGAACGCCCTGGATTGTATGGTGCACGTGGAATGTGTTCACATCCTACAAGTCCTCAAGGCTTCGGATGCTATACAAGCGCAATGCCTGGTCGTCACTTAGGTAAACGTATTAGTTTTGATAAGTTGCCAATTGATTGCCAAAAACTCGTTTTAGCTGATCTGGAGGATTCAAAATGAATATTCAAGAATTAAAGCAATTAGCAGAACAAGCAAGAACCAACGCTCGATCACTTAAGACCAAGAAGGCTCAGCAAAAAGCATATGACAAGGCTCGTGAGTTTGAACGAGAGGCTTTTATTAAACTATGCAATGAGCGTGACCTATATGGCCAATTCTCATTTAAAGCCACCGTCAAACACTTTCGTCCTGGTAGTGATGAGTATTTAGTCGAAACACCTTACGGATCAATGTGGTTATCACCGACTTCAGACGTTTTGTCTAAATCCTGGTATGCACACACATGCTGCATTGAATATGTAATAGGTCAAACAATTCATGTTGAGGCTACAATTGATGTGAATCATGACCGACTCGAACTAAATATAATACCAGGCAAGGTCTCTGGTGGGACTTTAAATACTGAACAGTACACTGAACTATGTAAAAACGATAACCTAGCATTCTTTAAGTATCCAATAGGCATGACAGGGCTCTTTTCTCAGAAGAAGAGCAGTTGACAGTGGTGTCTAGTAAGTAACCAATAAAAGCAATACGTTACAAAAAGCGTATATAAGTTCTACAGTGCCACGGCGCTCTCTAGCAATATAAACCCTCTAGACGCTGGCACATAGAATGCAATAGTATTAATACAGAACGTTAACAAAGGAGACTATATGAAAACATTCAGCATCGAACTCTTCTCAAATATGTACAAAGTCTATATGAACCACGAATTTATCGGCTACACTTTAACCTGGGCCGACGCCGAAGCTTTAATCGCGAAACTTTCAAAAGGGGGTTCAAAATGATTACATTAATTGGCATATTCACAACACTTTACGTCGGCCGCAAGTTATACAAGTCCTGTGAGCACCAAAGAATGCAAAGTCTGTATTTCAATAGTATGCTTGCGGGCGAAGAATACACCGAAACAGAGCATCGACAAATCGCCCAGTGGTTTAAAGAAACTTGAAAGGAAATGAGCTTTACAATCGTAGTGAATATAGATTATTATGAAGTCTGGGAAAACACATCCGCGACACTAATTGGATATTGTTTGACCTGGAACGATGCGAACGAATTAATTAGGAGATTAGTATGAAAATTACAACTAAATTAATCAAAAGTTTAAATCCTTGCCAATCTCGCCTAGATAATTATTTATTGCATTATAAGAACTTTAAAGGTAGTGCCCGACAATTTTTTGAATTAGAACACATCAACCATTCCGATAAACTATGGGTAGTTTTGCGTCTTGTGTCTCATGATATACAAGTCATTTTTGCCTTAGAAGGCTCTTTCGCGGCTACTGAATATAGCATCTTAGCCGACGACGCCCACGCCGCCTACGCCTACGCCGGCGCCGCCAACGCCGCCTACTACGCCTACTACGCCGCCACCAACGCCGCCGCCGCCAACGCCGCCGACGCCGCCTACGCCGCCGCCGTCAACGCCGCCGCCGCCGCCTCCGCCGCCGCCGCCGCCGCCAACGCCGCCGCCGCCGCCTATAAACAAGAGCAATCGCGCCAATTAGAAGCATTGGTATATTTAATAAAAGGAGAGAGAAAATGAAACACATTAAAAAGATTGAATTCAATGACAACCTCTGGACAATAACCCTTCACTCGGGTGCCACTATTGAAGGGACGTCAAACCTAGTCGAAACAATTGCTAAGGTTGAGAACTTCACATGGCCTCAACCAAATTTTGCGGTGTTAACAACATAAGTATTTATAGGTGAAGATACCTATACGAATGTGGCCATCGGTCGCATAGGAGTGAGAAAAAAGGTTTTTGCCCATCGTGGCACCTAAGGAGCTATAAGAGTATGTATTTTTGCAATTGCCACGAATTAAAAAACTTAAATACACTTACACCCCGTACAAGTGAAGTGTGCCCTAGGTGCCTGCATTATTGTTTTTGGCAAGACTGCGAACCAGGTCGAACCAAGCCAAGGAGAAAGCGCGTTGTCAAAAAACCCTATAAGAAAAAGGAGAACTCCACATGAATATATGGACGGTAGGTCATAGCAATATAAGTATAAATGAATTTATTTCTATACTGAAGAAAGTTCTATAAAACTTAACTAGGAGAAAAAAGAAATGAAAAATTTAATTGGGGCAAGTTTATTGGTGTTGGTCGGCTGTGGGCATAATGGCCTTAATGGGACTAATGGCACGCCGGGGATTAATGGTACGAATGGAACTGTAGTCACATCGGTGCAATTTTGCCCAGGCACTCCCTCGTACGCAAGTACATTTCCCGAAACAGGGCTCTGCTTTAACGGAAATATTTATGCCGTATACAGCGCTAATGATGGGTTCCTAACGGAAATTGTACCCGGTGCATATACGAGCAACGCAATCGGTTCGTCCTGTAACTTTACAGTGCTGCCTAACTGTGTCATCCAGTGACCCATCTCGCATATAGGGGGGTCTTTTTAATAGGGGGGTGGTTAATTTTGGAAACTTTATTTCGAAACCGTTTTAGGTAAAATAGTTTTGGATTTTTTGAAATAATTTAAACAAAATCGGTTTAGAAAAATATTTCCAGCCAAAAATGTCGTAATCAAGGAGGGCCTACCTATTATTTGACCCCAACGCAGCGAGGGCGCGCTTCATTCGGTCGGTGTCATCCTTTACAGGGAGTGTAGAGGCTGACGTAGGTTGCATAGAATTATTGAGCGTCTTTGTTCCTTGAATGCGAGGCTCTTCACTCTTCTTAGGTGCTTCAGTAGATTTAGTGCCGAGTTTTTTACTTCCTAGAGCTTTTTTAGCTTCATCAACTAAATAATTCTCTACCAAATCTGAAGCTTCTTTAACTGATAATACCCGTTTATTTTTTTCATAGAATTCATTAACCGTATCAGCAACCAAACTTTGTTGTCCGTAAAGTGAGATAAGTTCGTAATCATCTTTGTTAGCATCAATATGCTCATTGATCTCTTGCTTATAAGCTTCCCATGCAGCTTCCAAATCGGCTTTTTGTTTATTATCTGCATCTTCTTGCGCTTTCTTTTGAGCCGCTTCGCTATCAGCCTTTTGTTGTGCCATTTCTTTTTTAAAATCATCAATAGTTTTCTTAGCGACAATCGCAGGATCTTTTGATTCGGGAGCAACAGATTCTCCAGACAAAAGTAAATCAGTTAACTTTTGGTATGTATATCCACGTGCTTCTAAAGCAGCAAATACATCTTTATCCCAAAGTTCTTCAGAGCGCTTAATCTTAGATTCGCGTTCAGCAATTTTAGCTTCGCGCTCGCCATAGGATTTATCTCGCGCCTTGAGTTCTTGATCTCTTTTTACAATAGCGGCTTCTTTTCTAGAAAGAGCAGCAAATTTTGCACTCGCGGGCTCTTCAATTTTAGTTGGGGAGACTGGGTCCACCACCACACCTTCGGATGAAGCTTCTTTTGAAGTATTCTTAGCCGAAGCCTCTTGTTCAACAGTGGCGGTTGCAATTTCTTTAGGACTTATAGCTTGTGGCTGGACTGGAGCTTCGGGCGTAGGTGTATTTAAAACATTCATGGCAGTTTCTAAAGACATTCTATAATCTCCTAATAGTATGGGTTATGATCGAGTATATAATAATTTAGTTGTAATGTCAAGCTTTTTATGCACCACCGGGCGCATTAGGTAATAATTGGCTCACTGGCGGTGCAGTAGGAACAGCTTGCGGTCCATTACCACCTGGCGCACCCATCGGCGAAGATCCTGGCGCAACTTGCGGAGGCGGAGGGGGTGTTGCTTTTTGCACCAATATATTGACTTGATCCATAAAACGGCGCAGTAATTCGAGCTTATCTTCCTCTAAGCCCTGATTTTTACCTAGTGCATAATATTCAAGAGCCAATTCAGATGCAAGTGCTAAATCATCTTGAGGTTCCGGCACAGTATAAATGCCCTCCTCCACAATTTGTTCTAAAACGGTGTGCAAATATTCTTCTCTTGCATTATCTAAGGTTTCTTCTGACTCCAAATCAGGAAAATCGAGTAATCTTCTGCCTTGTCTTAGTGTAAGAATGCCCGCTTGCATATATTCTTGGATCGTCTGTAATCGCCCTGCGGGTTCATCTGGTAAGGAAGAAACGGGAAAAATCTTCATTACATACTCATCTTCTTCAAGATCAATATCTTTCCAATCAATAGTTTGCGTAAACTTTTTGCCTGGAACCTGTACCTTATACTCGCCTACATCTTCGTAGATTTCTTTGGCCACAGATAGGGATAATCTAGCCGCGTCCATGAATAGGTTTTCATAAGCATGGCCCAATACTGTAAATCGGTCGGATTCAATATCACTGTATTCACGAAGAGCTTTTCCACTATCTAAACCTGCGGGTTTTTTAGATGTAGCACTAAGTTGACTTACACCTTCTTGTTCATAAGCTTGAGTCTTGAGTGTGGTTAAATGATTAAAATACTCTTGGGGAATAAAACTGCTGGAGAGGTATTGGGGCATTTCATCAGAAACTAATACGGCACCAATGTCATTATTGATGTGTTCTTTTGGAAGTTTTGAACCTGTTTTCATCCATACACGGTAAGTTCCATGTAAATGCATAGATCGTTGAATGACCCAAAGAATTTTATTTATTTCTAGTTGAATACTCTGTAAACGCTCAACCGCACCTTGACCCCAAAAACCAAAGAGTCTTTTAGAAGATTTAATGATAACAAAGGGAAAATAAGATTTCGTATATTTTTCTGTAAAAAGCGTGTCATTTTCTAATGTAATACAATGAATACCATCCTCTGCGTCAGGGCCACTTGGTAAATGCCAGGATTCAACTACAGTAATAAGATCAGCCACATTGACATACATACCAGTTAAATCGCCGCTGGTGCTATTGGCCACATCAATTGCTTTTTTCTTGTCTGGAAATAAGTCCCTCATGACTCCACGATCAACTGCTTTGGTGCGATGTATTTGCCTTGGTTCGCCATACATACTTTCAATAGTATCTACAGTTAATTCAGTAGCAACTACACGCTCCCACTTAACTCGCCCATGCTGAGGAAAGATATGTAGGATACCGTCACCAAATACCTCCGCATCACGTAAAATATCGGTACCTAATTTGTAGGCATCGTTTTCATAAAAAATGCCATCGCAAAATTTCGATAATTTTTTAGCTTTATTAATTAATCTATAATCTCCACCAGACGTAAGGAAAAGGGGTTTGGGTTTGTTTTTACTCATTTTTGCAACGATAGTATCAATAACAGATTGACAAACATTGTAAGTAACGCGATCTTTAATGGAAGAGGCAACGGCACTAATTTTCGTGAAAGATAGGCCAGTGAGACCTAACATATTTGTATTGCCATAAAGGCGAGAAGAAATTTGATACTGGGTTTGGCGGGGGCTGTCTCCCTCGGAAATAGTTTTACAAACACCTACAACGGCACTCGCTAAATCTTTATTTTTTGCGTTCCACCATTTGTTTGAAATAGATGAAGTAGAAGGAACGGCACCAAAGGCGCCGAAGTTTGTATAATCCAAGTCTAGCTCCTAGGGGTTGGGTCTTTTCGGGAATTTCTTAAATGATCAAAGTATTCTGTACTATATAAAAGCATTTCACTATCATTTGGCATTTTAGCTGATTCGTCGTGGGTCAAACCCTCGATTTTTTCATCTTTTTTTGATTTTGCGCCTGATTTCGTGGAGTTAACTGCTTTTGAGACAGAAGAAAACTCGAAATCAGCGGTTTTTAAGTAGGAAAGGCCCTGTTTTTTAGCCCATTTTATAGCTTTTTGGATTTCTTTGAAGGTCATCACTTATATGGAATATGATCGAAAAATACCTCTTGACTTCTTTTTCTGGCGTGCTATTCTATTTTTATGAAAAGCGTTAAAAAGACCTGTAAACGGGGAGTCACTATTCAACTTACAAATGGAGCTGTTCTTACAGGAGACAGAGTTTTCTTAGAAAAAAATTTTTATCGAGTATTTATTGATAAATCTAATTTTGCTTCTAATACAGAAATTCCAAAAGACAAGGTTTTGTACATAAGACATTGGTGGATTAAATGAAGTGCCAAAAGTGTAACAACGAAGCCATCATCAATCATGCAGGAGGCAATCAATTTTACTATTGTCGCATATGTAAAGTTGAGGTACACAAAGAACCTGAAATACTTTGTGGGAAATATTTTCCTGAAGCTGTTCGCCACGGAGACACCCAAAATACTTCTCTCGTCTATTCAACTCCTAAAGACTGGAGCGATGCTTATAAATTTATAGATCTCCTTACAAACAAGGGGCTTCAAGGTGTGGATGATGCTCTAAAATATATCAGAGGTTCTAAAAAATGAGTGAACTTCTAACTCAAATCTGTGCCTACGTAATCATCCAAGGCAGCACAAATGTATGCAATAAAACCCTCACAACCGCCTACAACGCCTCCCCATCGGTACACGACCCCCTCGAATCCGAACGAAAAAAATTAGAAAAAGAAAGCCTTGATCTTTATGATGAGATACCATATAATCAAGTTTTAGTGGTGGCCTATGGTTCCTACGTTATATATAATAAAAATGGCTTTAATGCGCCATTAAGTAGCAATATAGACGTATCTTATGGCGGCAATATGTATTCGTGCAAATGGCACGTGAATTTTTGAAGAGGAAAACATAAATGCTTATCTGTAGAGAATGCGGCATTGTTGACGTTGAACCAATTATAATAGAACGTAACCGAGAAGAGTATGAAGTTTGTGTATCTTGCAGAGCCGAAGACAGCTTCGAAGAAATCGACGAGCAAACCTGGCTCGAAGACATGGAACTAGACGTGGCGGACCGCTTTAACGAAGAGATGGAGTTTAATTTCGAAATCTTATGAAAACTATCTTGTTTTTCGCCGCGCTGTGCCAAATCCCTTCCTCCATTAATTTGGAGCAACGGGTTAAGATTATACGATATTTTAATTGCGACCAAACTCAGTATGATATAATTTATAAAGCTATAATATTAGAAACCATGAATTCTAATGATTTCAGAATAAAGGCAAATGAAGTGGAAACACTCCGAAAATTATGCAATGGACAAAAATCGTCGTATGAAAGGAATTAACTTATGATAAAGTTTAAAACGATTGAAGGTCGCGTGGTTTATGTTAACCGAGATAAAATTTCTTATGTTGAGGTAAGCTCAGATAGAGTATATCTGCATTTTGGTGCAGATTCTTGGGTGACTTTAAATGAAACCGAAGATACAGTGGTCGAAAAGCTTGGTGGAAATAATGTAAACATAGCATTGACTCGTACAGGCATGTATGATAGACTGTAATAGATTTCAGTTAATAGACATGCTTTTGACTGATTACAGTTGGTTAGAAGTATTATGTGACATGGAAGAACTTGGCGCCAGCCCTGAATTATTGCGTATACAACTTAAATGTAGGCCGCATTTAATGATGGAAAAACGGGCACTGGGTTTAGAACATTTGGCGCAGATTAATTAATTTCAACCCCTAGATGAGGGGTTTTGCGAAGGAAAACACATATGAAGGTTTATTTAAAAACGGTACCCGAAGAACAAGGCGAAGTAACTCATGTATATGTAACAGACAGCGGCCAAAGCCGTATGTCGGTTGAATTTCTATATGCAACCATCGATGCGGATGTAAAGGATTTCGTAATCGTGGGAAGTAATTAATGTTAGCCTATCATTCAAATCCTAAAATAAAAGCAAAATATCTAAATCGTGTGCGCTCTCACGCAAAAGCTGGTGAAATAATCAAAGGTAAATATTGGGAAGACGGAAAAGGTTGCGCGATTGGATGTACGATTCATTCTAACAAACATAGTGCATATGAAATTGAATTAGGTATTCCGCAAGTTCTTGCTAAATTAGAAGATGGAATCTTTGAAGGACTTCCATTAAAACAAGCTAAAGAATGGCCAGGGAAATTTTTAAAAGCTATAAAACCGGGAACTGATTTATCTAAGGTCAGCTCAAAATTTTTAGTTTG